ACGAAAAGGGTTGCCGCAAAATCTTGAGCTATTATGGTTCCGTGAGGGACCTTAGCATCGCCGCGTTTCTGAATAAAGATGTCGCCGACCCCCTTGAGGTCCTGGTCTACCGACCAGTTCTCGCGCCTGAAGACTCCCATAGGTTAACGGACCACCCGGGAGTGCGCGGAGACGACGTCTTAGCTGAAGACTTTGACGGGTTCTTCTTTTGCGATATTTACGCTCTAGGACAAGATACGCTTAATCCGCATAACTTGTCGCTAATTATCAACAAGAAGCCCGCGGTGTGGATCGGTCATCAATTCACAGGTGCCTGGGGGACAATAGAGTCTGAAGGGGCTTGGCTCCGCCAGTGGCACAACGACCGTGAGTACATCTTACACCGAGCCGACAGCACAGAAACCGCGCGAACGTTGCACGATCCGATCGATTGGATCCACGTTCCCGGCGCTTACACTGATCCCGCGACAGGCACATCTTTGATGTGGTCGCGGTCCCGCTCCGTGGGTGACACCGTGCAGGTGGATTTCATATCCACCGACAATGCACCTGGTGTCTTCCTGGCCCCTCCTGTTGCTCCGCAACACGCCTGGATCCACCTCCCGATCCCGGCGGACATGGGCATGGCCAACGGGGCTCTCATATGGGCAAGTCACTACATACCCGGAGTGTCTTGGATCCTTCCTAAGCGCTGGGAGCTTGTCGACCTGCGACTCAAACGTGAATTGATTGACATGTTTGCAGGCCGATCGTATTCGAACTATTCCTGGCGAGCCGTAACTTCTGCAGCGCAGCAGAAACTCTCCAATAGTTTAGAGTACAAATTGATCGGTGCGTTATTCCCAGAAGCCAAACCTATAGCGGAAGCTACAGCGATGGCCGCATTCCTTGACGGCGTGAGGGCAAAAGCCTCGGCCCTGGAGTGGCTCAACGCCACCAGGGGGGCTGACATGGCTCGCTACAACGCCGCAGTGACGGAGGTTGGAAATGCTCCCAGCCTTCTGTCGTGGCAAGTGCGTATGGGACTGTACGGGGTAGGGATACTGGCGTGTCTCTGGCTAGTGCGACGCAAGATAAACAACTCCAGCGCATCTGCGGGTCTGGTACCCTGGTTGGTCAGCAAATTGCCAACCTGGACCCGCACTAAGCTGAAGCAGGCAGGAGATTTCGCGGTGCACTTCACCACGAAGGTCGTGCCTGACGCGTGGTGCCATGCCATGGCTTTGATTTCCTGGATGGATAGGCCGGTCGGTGAGTTCGTGGATGACGCTCACCTCCGGAAGCTCTTCGTTGGCTTGATCATTTCGGCGACTGTCGGAATGGGAGAAGTCGTACTGGAAGAGTTGGTGAAATCGCATCATTTGGGGGCGACCTGGTTCCCCATCTTGGAGTTTATCCTGAAACTACAGGCTCCGTCGCTCAACGGATCCGCGAATGTAGTAGGAGCAGCTCTACCGATGTTGATGCATTACACCATACAACCATTCAGCTTCTGGCGGAGAGTGGCTTTGCACGCTCTCTGGAACTCGACAATCAACTTTACGTCGGGCCTCTCGGCAGCGAGGGGCATGAGGTGGGGGCTAGAGCAGTCCAAACTGAAAGGCAATAGTTCATTGTTGGCGTTCTCGCTACTTCTAATGCTCACGCTAGTCCGCGTGATGCTTCGAAGGCGAGCGACTAGATGGGATCAATTCAAGGAGCAATATCATGGCAAACCCTGGGACGAGAGAGGCCCTCCACCGAACGTAGAGGAGGGCCGCTTGTCGAACTTCTTACCGGCCTCAGGAATAGTGGCCCGTGAAGGGAAGACGTTCGTACGTAGGTTGAAACCGCAAGATCCTCAAATGGTTGTGCGTGGCGACTCACTAGCAGAACTAGAAGAACTAGTGACGACCCACGTTTATTGGATCTTACCTACGAACGTCCCAGGCTACGCTCCAGCCACCACCGATAACAACTTATTCCACCTGATCACGAACCGCTTGGCACTCGAACCACCTGCGGCTCCCGAAGATCAGGCGGATGAGTGGGCGCGACAAAGGTCTTTCCACCTGAGTCTCGTCAAGTCAC